TGTGGGCGAATATCAAGGGAAGCCAACGCCCGATATGTATGCAAACTTCTTGAATCAGGTAGGGAGAGAATTTGGAAATGCGATGCTTGTGGTAGAGAATAACAACATCGGTTACACGGTCCTCGACAAACTTATCGAGTATGCTTATCCAAATTTGTACTACTCTGTTAAATCTACACACGAGTATATAGAGCAACATCAGGCAGAATATACTAACAGCGCCGTTCCGGGTTTCACCACCTCTATGAAAACTCGCCCCCTTATCATCGCGAAATTGGAGGAGTTTATCAGGAACAAACTAATTACCGTATATTCATCTCGCACAGTTAATGAGATGAAAACTTTTATTTGGAAAAACGGTAAGCCACAGGCGATGAAAGGATACCATGATGACTTAATCATGGCTTTGGCCATCGCATGCTGGGTTAGAGACACAGCAATTCAATCAAGTTCGAGAGACTTAAACTATCAAAAAGCTTTTTTAAATTCAATTATATCAACTAAAACTACTATGAATACTCAAATAAAAGGACAAATTGGATACAAAAGAAACGAAACCTTTGATAGAATGAAAGAGTTCGAAGATTTATACAGTCAGTATAAATGGATCATTAAGTGAGGCTATAAATGGCAGATAACAAAAGAATTAGAACGCGTGGCAAAAACCCCGCTAATGAGCAATCGGAGCTTTTCAAGAGGTTAACAAGGTTATTCTCTGGTCCGATTATCAACTACCGCTCCCAAACCGGCCGCCGCATCCGCCGGCAGCACCTCGATAAGTTCTCGTCAAGATTTACTTCTGCCTCGGGACAACAGTTTAAAAAGTCGATGTACAACCCGTTGGACACGATTTCTAGCAATGCTATTGCTAGCCAGCAGCGTTCGGAACGATATGTTGACTTCGATCAAATGGAATACATGCCAGAGATTGCTTCGACAATGGACATCTACGCAGACGAGATGACAACCTATTCCGCTTTGCGTCCGATGCTAAACATCAAATGCCCGAATGAAGAAATCAAGGCCGTCCTTGGGATCCTCTACTCGAATATTTTGAACCTTGAATACAACTTATTCGGTTGGGCACGCACAATGTGCAAATATGGTGACTTCTTTCTTTATCTCGATATCGATGAAAAGTTCGGCATTACTTCATGTATTGCTCTTCCTGGTCAAGAGGTCGAACGCCTCGAAGGAATGGACTCTACGAACCCCAGTTACATTCAATATCAGTGGAACTCTGCTGGGATCACTTTTGAGAATTGGCAAGTCTCTCACTTCCGAATTCTTGGCAATGATAAATACGCTCCTTACGGAACCTCAATCCTTGAGCCCGCCCGCCGTATTTGGCGCCAGCTAACACTTATGGAAGATGCAATGATGGCCTACCGCGTTGTACGATCTTCTGAACGCCGCGTCTTTAAAATTGATGTCGGTGCAGTTCCTCCTAGCGAAGTTGAACAATTTATGGAGAAGATTGTAACACAACTTAAACGACACTCAGTCGTCGATACTAAAACTGGGAACATCGATCTCCGATATAACCCAATGTCGATTGAAGAAGACTATTTCATTCCAGTCCGCCCGGGCTCTGCCACAGAAATTACTAATCTCGCCGGCGGTACAAATACTACACAGATCGATGATATCAAATATCTCCGAGATAAACTCTTCTCAGCATTAAAGGTTCCCCAAGCGTATCTTGCGATGGGCGATGGCGCCGCCGAAGATAAGACAACTCTCGCACAGAAAGACATTCGATTCGCGAGAACAATCCAAAGGCTTCAAAGGGTTATCATTGCAGAACTCACAAAGATCGGTATCATCCATCTTTATACTCTTGGATTCCGCGGCGATGATCTGTTGGCATTCGATCTATCGCTCAATAATCCTTCCAAGATTGCAGAGCTTCAAGAGCTTGAACACTGGAAGCAGAAGTTCGATATTGCAGCATCTGCGACAGAAGGATTCTTTTCCCGACGCTGGGTTGCCGAACATATCTTCGATCTCTCTTATGAAGAATTTCAACGGAATCAGAGAGAAATGTATTACGACAGAAAACAAGATGCGTCCCTTCAAGCTGTCGCAGAAGCCGCTGCAGCCGGAGAAACCGGTGGTGGCGGACTCGGCGGCGACTTGGGCGGCGATCTCGGTGGTGACCTCGGTGGTGACCTCGGCGGTGACCTCGGCGATGATCTTGGCGGCGACATGGGTGGTCCAGAAGAAATGCCAGCAGGAGAAGCCGGTGGCGGAGATGAATCTCCATTATTGGCGGTTCCTCCTGGATCAAGAAACGCCCCACGTCTTACCCCCGGATCAAAAGGGAAGGTATATCATCCCAAACGCGACGATCGACGCAAAGGCGGCGGCCCCCGCTCCCGCTCTATGAAAGCCGCAGCCGGCCAAAAAGATAGTTCGGGCATTCGGAACACTTTTCCCGGTGCAGAGATAAACACCTTATATAAACCAATTGGAGCGAATGTAGGTATTTATGAGGAAGAGACTTCTACTTATAATTTGAAGGAACAGAGTGAAGAGAACAAACTCTTCTCAGTCAATAACTCTATTAAAACATTGTTAGAAGGCCTTGAAATTAAAAATAAAACTGACTCAGTGGAGAAGCAGGATGAAAATTAAACATAATAAGAAAAGGAACACCGCCTTTATTTTCGAAGCTCTCGTGAAGGAAGTAACGATCGCCGTTCTTAAGAACGATCCAGAGAGAAAAGAAAAAACAATCTCCTTAGTTAAGAAACATTTTGGACAAACAACTGTTTTAGGAAAGCATCTGGAATGCTACCGCTCTTTATACGAAAGCCGCGCGTTAGACGAAAAGACATGCGAGAAGATTATTAACGAGGCAAAGATGGCTAGCCGGCTCTTAGATACTCAAGGACTGTTTGTTAGCCAGACCGACCTGATTGATGACGTTAATAAAGAACTTAGTCCGCAGATCTTTAACAACTTCGTTCCCAATTATAAAACCTTAGCTTCGATCTACCAGATCTTTTCTACTGATGCGTCCCCAAAGGATTCTGTTATTTTAGAAAACCAATTAATTGAAGATATGGCCAAGCTCGCTGACCACCGCGAGAACTTAGAACCAATCGATAATATTACTTTGAACTCATTTGTTTCAAAGTTTAACGAAAAGTATAAGGAGACGCTATCCGAAAAACAAAAAGAATTGCTTAACCTTTATATTTCCTCGTTCGCGGACAACTCTCTCGGGCTTAAATCATTTTTGAACGAGGAGATCCCGAGATTAAAAACAATAGTCGAAGATGGCCACAAGCTATCTGAGATCAAAGAAGATGTCGATATGAAAGAAAAGACAAAACAGATTATTGAGATGCTCGAAGACTTTAGCAAACAGAAAGTGAGTGAAAAACTTTTAATCAAGGTTCTTAAAACACAAGAACTCGTACAGGAACTTACAAAAGATGTCAGTAACGATTAAGATCGGCAAAGAGGACAAGATGGAAACTATCCGTCTTGAAATGAATATCCGCAAAGCGGTTAACGGAGATTTAATGATCTTCGATCACGGAGATATTGATATCGTCCTCTCTACATCTGGCAATAAGCTTACTGCTTTTCCAAAAGATTCAATGAATGATTTGGTATACGGTGCTCAAAATAGACTATTTGCATTTCTCCGCAAGAAAGGAATTGTTGTCTATGAATCAATCCAATCCGGCGCGTTCTGCGGTGCGATGGAAGCAACGCTCCAAGCTCCCTTCAAAGAAAGCATCGAAGTTGCAAAATTGGCATTAATAAATTTAGATAAGTTTATTGAAGAAGAACGTCCTTACTTTGAATCCCTTGAAGCGATTGTCGCAATGGATGACAGCGAACTGCTCCATCCAGATAAGGAAGATTCAACCGAACTCGGTGAAGTCCCACACAGTGTTGAACAAGGTTCCATCCGAAACGGCATGGTTAGAGACCCCTACTCTCTTAGCTACCTGTATACGATATAGGAGATTGCTATGCCAGAAATGAAACTAATAATGGAGAACTGGAACGTCTTCTTAGAACAAGAGGTTGGCAAAGCTATTCCATCGGGAGTCACCACTGTGGGAGAATTACGTTTAGCAATAAAACTTATGAGAGCTAAACAAGCCGGCGGCGCCGCGGGCAAGAAAGCAGCAAGTATGCTGATTAGTATGATTCCCGGCGGTGGCGCTGCGGTTGAGATTATAAGTGGCGCAAAAGATGCCGCTGATATGATTAAGAGACTTTATGGAGCGGACGACAGCTTTAAAACGGGCACGGGCCTAGATAAATTAAACGTCGATGATGACATCGCCAAGATAGTTGATGACCCGATCGAAGTTGCATATTTAAATTACTTGTTAAAAGACAAATTTCAAAAAGCCCCGGATGAACAACCGCTAGACGATTTTGATGCCACTATCGGACTGCAAGATTACATTGCATCTAAGTTTAACAAAAAAACAGTGAAGGCAGTTTAAAATGGAACTTTTAACATTCACGCTTTGTGCCTACGGGCTCACACAAATTCTTGTTTATGGCAAAGTATTTAACCGCGTACGCCCCAAAAAGGGCCCCCTTGGAGATCTGGCATCGTGTCCCATGTGCATAGGTTTTCATGTTGGGTGGTTTTTAATGTTACTTTCTCCGTTCACAGAACTATTTAATTTTGATGTAACTGTTGCTAATTTCTTCCTTCTTGGGTGGTTGTCTTCCGGAACATCATACATATTAAACATGGTCTTTGGT